GCTTTTTGTATAATTACATCAACCAAAACACTAAGGTCTGAGTCATTAGCACCCTTAAATAATTTTGCCTTTTCGTTCATTGTAAAGGGTCTTACATACATAGCTTTATCGCCTTCAAGACCCCATTCAGGAACTTCAATTATTTTTACTTCAAGAGAATCAAAATGGTTTTTGACTCCCTCAAAGAAATCTATTTTTTCTACCACAAATTAAACTGTAGCCTCAGATACCCCACCTGAAAATTGAAAAGATAAAGTTCTAGTTATAATTCCGTCCATAGTAACACCAACATCTCCACCTGTAACAATAGCTGTTCCTGTGAAATATTTGTCTCCACTATCTGCACCCTCTGGGTATAGTTCTAGTGTAGCACTTGTTCCTAAGTTTGCCGCCTCTTGAGCAGTATCAGTTTCGTCAAAATGACATTCAACTGTTGCTGTTGCGTCTCCTCTTAATGCTTTATAACTTTTCATTGAGTCTGTTAATGATGTATCTTCAACTGTGTCTTGAGTTTGGTTTAAAGTAAATGACGTTACTTCTCCAACTGTGTTAGACCCAATTTTAACAACACCATTTAATCCTGTGTGCGTTGCCATAATTTACTCCTCTATTATGTTTGTTTCCTCTTCTTCTAAATCATTTTTTGGAAGAGGTCTATCTTCTTTTTTATCTTTCTTAAATCCTTTTGCAAGATAATTTTCAAGCTGGTTATCAAATATCTCCATCTCGTTCTCTCCATCAGGAAAATATATTTTTATTCTTTTAGGCATTACGAAGTCCCCCTAACAAATTCATATAAAACTCTTACCACAATTCTCACACCACCATAAGGAAATAATACACCCTCATCAGAACTTGCCTCTACAACTTGGGTACTAAGAGCATTACCATTTCTTGTAATGTCAGCATCTAATGTTTCTTCTACTACTTCTATTAATTGATTGCGTAATGTATCAATATTTGAGTCAGTTCCTTTTACAAACCCAACAACTAAGAAATCAATAGTGCCTTGTCTTTTACCTGAGCCTACATCTCCAATAGAAAAAAAGTCTCTAGTTTCGTCCCCTGTTTGTATATATGCGGCTGGAAACTGTGCATTACTTAACTCTTCAGGTTCAAATGGTTCTCTTTTAATAAGTTTAAATTCAATAGGACTAGAAACTGCATCTAGCTTACTAATAATATCACCAGCTATATTTTCTCTCTTACTCATAGTTTTATTGCCTTAAAGAATATATCTCTTATCTTATCTTCGTCCTGTCGTCCAATAGCAAAAAATGGTCTTGAGTCCATAAATCTTGTTCCTGTATCATGGAAGAAAGCCTTTTTGTTTTCTTCTTGTCTCCTAAAAAACAATGAGCCTTTTGATTTACTTATTTTACTTGTTAGTGATCTAAACATTCTACCTGTATCAGTTAAATCTACATGACCTACTTGACGTTTTCTTTTCGTCCTAGATTTTCTAGTTGATTTTTTATAAGGTCTTAATCTTCCACCATCAGGTAAAACACCCTTTTGAGTCTTGTCAGTAATACGCATGATACCAAACTGTGAGGCTTTAGCTAAAGCCATTTGTATTTGATTTGGGATTTTTTGCTTAGTTCTTTCTAGGTATTTAACAATATCAATCGTATTAGCAGTAATCTTTATATCTGCTACCATTATCTACAAACACATTCACCTTTACAAGTACACATACTACCTCACTAATCTTAAAGTGTGTATTGGCTCTTTTTCACTTGCTTGAATTGTTCCACTACTATCTTCATCATATTCAACACCATCTCTTAGGACAGCCTGAAATTCCTCATTATATCTGTTCTTGTAGTAATCCATTTGTACCTGAAAAGTATCTTTACCTTCACCTGTATCTGGGTCTCTAAACTTTGAAAGCATTGGAAATATGTAATCAGCTAAAGCCTTATAACAAACTGATCTTCTCCATTGTGTTGCTGTTAATTTACTATTTACTAATTCTAGGGAAGTAACTTTAGTTATATCTTTATATCTAACTGTATGTCTGTATCTTTCCCACCACTCTTCTCTTACTTGTCTTATAACATCATCTTCAGCATGTTGTAATTGTGTATCAAAATCAGTAATACCAAAACCAGCTATGTCAGGTTGATATTCCTGAACATGAGATAATGCCACACTAAATACTGATGTTGCCATTATTTAGACTTCTTTTTCTTAGGTGCTTTCTTTTTTGCTGGTTTCTCTTCATAAAGTTCCCAGCCTCTTTGAGTCCAAATTTTTATATTGTTCTCATAATCAATTTTTTTTCTTTCAATGATAGCACCAGATTTATTTGTTAATTTTACAGTTTCTATAGTCATAATTTTTTATACCAAATAAGGGGTGGTATATCCACCCCTTTAAATTAATAAATTAAAGTGCTGAGTCCGCAGTTAATTTAACACCATAGCTATCGTGTAGTTCACCTACACCATAAACTGCTGTTGCTACAATTTCATCTGCTCTTAAACTTGCATCTCTTTGACTCTCAATTTTTAGGTCTTGCATCATAGCCATACCTAAAGCATCTTGAGAGAAGATTGCACCAATAGAGTCGTCAGAACCATCTACTGCAATATTTGAACTCTCAAATATTTGAACACCAGCAATATTTCCAACAAATCCCTGTCTAAGTGCCTCATTACCCATATCTGGCATATTACCAGCACTACCAACAAATGTATTTGTTAGTTGTTTTTTGATTTGGTACATAACCTTTGGGTGAAATACACCATAATAAGGTGCTGGAACATTTGCAGTTCTAAGTTTTGCAACTGCTTTAAACATTTCATCAATAGTTAGTTCTCCACCAGCAGAACCTTGACCCTCTGAAAATCCTGTAAATAAAGCTGACAAATCAGTATCAACTTTTTTTGCAATAGCCTCACCAAATAGTTTACCAATATCTGATGCAACATTTCTTGGTGCTGAATTTCTTGCTAGGTCTGTTAAAGTCGTCATTATCCCTACTTCACTTGCAGTAATCGTTACTGAGCTTGGGTTAATTGCTGTATTTGAAAGGTCTGATGCCTCACTCACAGCCGCTGCAGATACAACTCCATAAATCGGTACTTCTACAGATTTTCCACCACCAGCGATTGTGTAATTACGCACTAGATTTCTCATTATGCTTTGTTCGTTTGCTACGAACAATGCCTCAGCTACGATTTCGGTATACAGTTCCGATATCGTGCTACTTGTCGTTTCGTTAGCCATAATAATCTCCTATTAGCTTTTTGTTAAATTTATGACTGTGGGTTCTCTATCCCTTACCTTTTTATATTCAGCATATTGCTTTCTATCTTCAGGCTTTGTCATATCTAAGTCCGCAAGATTAAATGGCTTTGCGTCTACCTTACCCAGATTTGCCTTACTTCCTGACCCTGATGGGGTTGCTGTTTGGAAGTGTGGGTTTTCTGTAATGAAGTCCTTTACATATTCGTCAATACTTTTCAGGTCTCCGTCTTTGTTATACATTGGCTGATTATTTTCTGCAAGTATTTCTACTTTTCCATCATCAGTTAATTTAACTTTACCTTTTAACAAATCTTTTACCTGTTCAGGATTGATTGCTTGATTTTTAGATGCGGCTGTTACTAATGCACCATCAACTTTTACTTTTTCAATTTCAGATCTTAAACCAGCTATCTCTTTATTAGATTTTTCAGCTTGTTCTTTTAATATCTTTTCAAACTCACCTCTAGCCTTTTGATCTTCCATTTGTTTATTTTCTTTTTCTTCTAATAGTTTTCTAGCTTGTTCAGGGTCAATACCTGAATACATCTTTTCGTATTTAGATTTTTCTCTAGCTAATCTTCTCTCAACTATTTTATCAACTTCAGCTTGAGATACCATTGGTTCTTTTTCTTCTACTGTAGTCTCAACATTATTTTCAACAGGTTGTTGTTCCTGTTCCGTTTTTTGCTCGTCAGCCATATTAGTCTCCTTTTTGTTTAAGATTTATATTATTTATCTTCTTCTTCAAGAAAATTGTTATTTCCCTCTTGTTCTACTAAGTCAGGTATTTGTAAAAATAATCCCTCTAAAAGCCAAGCCATATCTCTCTCTTCATCAGGTAAAACCTCTCTTGATAATTTTTTTATTCTTAAATAATCTTTAACTGTAAGAATATCTTTTTGACTTAATTTAAAAGCCTCTTCAAATTCCTTTGACATTTTCTACATTCTCCTTAAAAAATTTAATCCATTCTGGGTCTACTAAGTCTTTTCTATCCATATGGAATAAAGCAAAGTTTTCACAAAACCATTCATTAGCATTATAATCAGAATATAAAGTTGACCCATTTCTTTTTTTACTAAATATTCTAATTAATTTTTTTTCTAACAATGGATTTTTATAATCAGCAAAATTTTTTACGAACATTTGCTGGTGTAAATGGTGTCCAAATTCGTGATAAAAAGTAGACCTAATTTTATCTACAGGGTCAATAAAATAAGCATCAGCCGTAAATGGTCTATTTTTTATATCATCTCCAAACTTCCATTTTGAAGTAATTTTTTTATTTTTAAAATAATCTAATCTATTATACTTTATATTCAAACTTAAAGTTCCATCTCCCATTGATGCAACAACATCTCTACCTGTTCTTTTAATTGCTCTTATAGGTTGAATATCATATTTTTTTGCTAAATCATTTATCTCTTCAAATAATTGATTTATTACTGCAAAATCTTCATTAGTATATTCAAAAGTTTGTTTTCCATATCTTTTTGACCTTCTAATCTCTTTTCTGTCTAATTGTGCTTTTCCATAATCATCTATTGTTTTTCCTGAGAATTTTCTAGCTGGTTGATTAGAAATTGGATTGATTACATATCTTTTATCACTTGCACTTTTTGATAATGTATTATCTAACTTAGCAATTAAGGTAGTATATCCTATGCCTTGTAATTGATTTGCTCTACCTGTTTGTCTTGGAATAGTAGGAACTTGTATAGGTGTATCTTGAGGTTCTTCAGCATCAAAAAACTCATCAGCTACAGGCAACCAAGTATGTCTGCATCTATAACCACCTCTAACAGTAAAT